TACTGAAAAGTATGCAGGCTTCACAAACTTTGGCTCCATCTCGCTCGGTCTTGAATGGGATCTTGCAGACGCCGGCCAAGTAATTCTGGCTGCGGCAATCAACCCCGGCGGCGCTTTTGTGCCTCACTCCTTCAAAGTGCTATATAACGACGGCACCATTGAATACTTCCACGGCGGCGTGTTTAGCTACACTCGCTCTGCTGGGTCGGCTAACTCAATGGTGGGCTCTACTGTACAAGTAGAAATCAACTCCGCTGTTGTAAGCGTTACAGTATAAGGGGTAAATCATGGCAACTATCACAGCAACAAGTCTACAAGGGTCTGGCAGCCGGTCTGTAACGACGACTGTTCTTGGAGCATCAGACACGTTCAGCTACCAGCCGGGCTCAATCCTGATCTTGAGCAACATCACTGCCGGAGCCTTAACGCCGGTGATTGATGGTGCTGGCGGGACCACTGTTCCAGTTCGAGGCGTTGGCAGCGTTGATGTATCAGCGGGCTATGACGTGCCTTCGATAGCAGCAGATGAGTCAGTGGCTATCCCTCTGGACTCGATCGCAAAGTACCTGAAAGGCGTCATTGCAATGACCGGCGCTGACGGTATTGAAGCACAACTTCTGACGCTATAAACGAATTAGCCTTGGCTAGTGTAGCGCACGAAAAGCAGACTCATCCACTGCCGCCAAGGCTATCTTAACGGATGATTAACCAACAAAGAGTGATGAACTTATGAATATTTTAAAACAGTTTGATACCGTATCAGCAAGTGAAGAAGGCGCATGGCTACACCTGTGCTCACCTGGCACAGACGATAAAGTCTATGCTGATGACAAGCAAAAGAAGCCGCTTAGAATTAAGATGAAAGGCCCAGACAGTGATGTCTGGACAGCCTTTCAGCGTAAGGCAATCAAGTCTCAAGGCGGCAAGAAAGACGACCGCAGTCCTGAAGATATTGCACTCGAAGACTCCAAGCTTTTTGCAAAGCTCACGACTGCATGGGAAAACATGCCGGTTGAAGTAGGCGAACGAACCCTTGAAAATGCGATTAAACTTTATATCAACTATAAAGACATTCGTATGCAGGCTCTGCGCTTTGTAATGAATCAGGAAAATTTTACACAGAAGCCGCCAGAGGCTTAAAGCTTTGGGCGGCACAGCTCGGGTGGCTTCATAGCGTACCCGAGCGTAAACGAAAAGACGACAAGCGCAGCCGGTACGAGCAATACGGCGAAGATCATCCATATGCAACCCTGCCAAGTACCAACGAACATGAATACATGGTGGGGCTTTTTATGGAGACGGGAATGGGAAGCCGCGCCGGCATGGGCGGTTTAACTCCGATTAGCTGGCTAGAACTGCAATCCTTTAACGAGTGTGGCCGGCTAGAGTTAAAGGCATGGGAGCTGTCTCAGCTTATGGAGATGTCACGCTCATACTGCCACTGGCAAGCAAAAGGCGGGCAACAGTCAGACATTGCCGATGATGTCCCTTACATAAATAACGAATTAAGCGCCGCCGATTATTTATTACGGCAGCGAGATGCAAGCGCAAAGAATGCAGAAGTGCCGAAACATGGTAAAATAGAATAACGCAATAATGGGAGCTTGCCGCACATGGCCGCATCAATGGCTGATCTAGGTTTTAACATCGACTCCGGGCCATTGCGGCGGGCTACTCGTGAGCTAAACGGATTAAGCCAAGGGGCTGGCCGCGCCGAAGGGTCTACCAACAGATTAACGTCAGCATATCAGGCATTAGGATCTGTTTTTGCGGCGCTTGGTGCAGCACAGTTTATAAGTGAAATGGTTAGGGTCAACACAGAAACCCAAAAGCTACAAGCCTCTTTAAAAACATTAACCGGATCAACCAAAGCGGCAAACGAAGCATGGGCCACCCTTGAGGCTTTTGCGAAAAATACGCCTTTTGCCCTTAGCCAGTCAGTAGAAGCATTCTCCAAAATGAAGGCTCTGGGCCTAGACCCGACCATAGAGGCGCTTACTTCTTTTGGTAATACCGCATCAGCAATGGGTAAAGACTTAAATCAAATGATTGAGGCCGTAGCAGATGCCGCTACCGGCGAGTTTGAAAGACTTAAAGAGTTTGGCATTAAATCAAAACAGCAGGGCGATAATGTTTCATTTGTTTTTCAGGGTGTCGAAACGACAATTAATAAAAGCTCTAAAAATATTGTTGAATATTTAAAGGGAATTGGTGATGTTCAGTTTGCCGGCGCAATGTCAGATCAAATGGCTACGCTTGGCGGGCAGATTTCAAACCTTGGCGATTCTGTAGACGATTTTTACAGGTCAGTTGGAGGCGCTGGAGGAAACGCTGCTGCATCTGCATCCATAGAATTAATAGCAAAATCATTTAATGTTCTTTCAGAAAACGCCGAAAAGCTTGTCGATGTTGTTTCAATTGTTGGCATAGCTCTGGGCGGGAAGCTTGTGGCTTCTGCTGGTGCAGGCTCTATTGCAATGATTGCGTCAGCAAAGGCAACGACAGCGGCAGCTATTGCTACAGTAGAGGCGACAGCGGTAGAAATAGCATTTTTAAGATCTGTCCAGGGGTCGCTAGCTGCACAACTTGCAAGCAATGCAGGCACTGCTGCCGCTATACCTATTAGAGCGCAACTTGCAACCAACACCGCCGCCCTTATAGTCGCACAAAATTCATACACTGGGGCGCTTGCAGCCTCAACGTTTGGGGCAAGGGCCGCAACAGGCGCAATGACAGCCCTTCGCGGGGCCACGGCATTTCTAGGCGGGCCTATCGGTATTGCGCTTATAGCTGCTGGGTCTATGTACTACTTCCGGGATTCTTTGTTTGATACAAATCGGGAGCTTACAGAAACAGAGAAAAACGTCAGAGCGCTTTCCGAGCGCATGGCCGATCTAACAAATGCTGAAAGGCTGCACGAAAAAAGCACGATTGAACGCCAGTTAAGGGAAACTGCCGTCGCTCTTGCTGCTGCTAGAGAAGAAACTGAAAAGCTGACAAAGGCTCAGAGCGAAAGCTCTGCCAGCAGCATGTCTGGCATTGGATCGGTTAGCCTGCTTGCCGATATGGCTAGCGCATCTAGTCGCGTGGCACAGTTAGTATCAGAGGAAGAGGCCCTTAAAATAGGATTAGTAGAAGTTCAGGAAGCTCTTTCAGAGACAGCTAGAATTTCTGAAGAAAGTGGCCAGCGGCGCAAGCAGGCTTCCAACGATGCGGTGTTGTCTATTATAGAGAATTTGGAAAAAGAACTTTTTATACTTGAGAAAGGCGAGCGCGCATATTTAATTAAAACGCTTTCGGTTAAAGAAGCAACTGCCGCACAGTCTGCGCTAGCAGCTTCATTGTATGACCAAATAGAGGCTGAAACGATAAAGCAAGCAGCCGATACAGCCGCAGCCGATAAAGTTAAGCGGTTAAAGGATGAGTATGACGACTGGACTGAATCAGTAATCGACTCAATAGACCCAATGAAAGAGGCTCGTGAAGAGGTAGAAAAAATATACGCTGCATTTGAAGCGGGCGACCTTGGCGATGTTTCAGCCGATCAGGTCAAAGACTTTACTGACGGCATAATGGAAGCCGCCGCTAAAGGCAAGGACGGCTTTAATGAAATGGGTGAGGCCGTAAATAGCTTTGGCGACTCCATGATCGGAACTATTGGCATCATGCGCGACATGACAACGGAGGGTAGCAGCGGTTATAAGAAGCTGACCGTGGCCATAAACGCCTTGAACGCCATGCAGGCTATAAATGCTGTGCTTAACCAGTCGTCTGGCGAACCATATTCAGCCTTCGGGCGCATGGCGGCTATGGTTGGGGCGGTTGCCTCGCTTGGGTATAGCGTAGGATCACTGGGAGACTCTGCTGACCCAACCGAGGCGAGGCAGGAGTCTCAAGGTACTGGCACAGTGTTAGGCGACATGGGCGCTAAAACAGAAAGCATTGCAAACGCAACAGACATAATTGCAGACACAAATAAGCAGCTTGTTAACATCAACACAGGCATGTTGCGCTCGCTCCAAGCTTTGCAGGTTGGGATAGCCGGGGCTACGTCGATGGTTATTCGGCAAAGTGGAACAATACCAGCGCCATCACTAAGAGGAAACCAAAGCGCAGAGGATTTCTTTGGCGATTTTTCGATAATTGGTAAAACTATTGGCAAGAGTACAGATTTCGCCGTTGATTTTTTCGACGGATTAGACAAAATTACGTCATTCGGACTTGTCGACGGCGTAATGGGTAAAATAGTCGGCAGCATTCTCGGTGGCAAAACAAGCGTAGTTGATGACGGCATTCGAATCATTGGCGGCCAGCTAACAGACTTGATTGATAACACCCTTGTGCAGGCTTACAGCACGATCGAAACCAAGGGCGGGTGGTTTAGTTCTGACAAACTATCAGAGCAATTTAGAGACTTAGAAACAAATCAGTTTTCCCTTGTATTTGAAAACATTTACGACAGCGTTCTTGCGGGTGCAAATGCGCTTGGTGTGCTTCCTGGTGCAGTTGATGCAGCAATGCAGGCGTTTGTTGTAGAGACTCAGATGATCAGCTTAGAGGGCCTTGACGGGGCCGAGCAGCAGCAAGCAATTGAAGCTGTATTGGGTACGGTATTTGACAACCTTTCCGGCAGCGTTGTCCCATTCCTGACCGAGATCCAAAATGTTGGTGAGGGGCTGGGCGAAACACTGGCTAGAGCAGCAACACAAGTTCAGGTGATGGAAGAGGCGGTTATATCGCTCGGCCTACAGTCCGCTATCGCGTCGCCGAGGGTTGAGGCCTTGGCAGCGGATGCACTCACATCACTGCTGGGTGGCGTAGAAAACTTTGCTTCTGCCTTGACCTCCTTTGAAAGCAACTTCTTAAGCGAAGCGGCGCAACTTGAAAACAACACGCGCCGGTTGGCTCAGGCGCTGGGCGACCTACCGCTGCCAGCAACAAGAGAGGGGTTTGTTGCACTGGTTCAAGCGCAGGACCTTTACACACAGTCGGGGCGTGAAAACATCGCTACCTTGCTAAGGCTTCAGGGTACTGCTGATGAGTATTATGAGGCGCTTGAAGATTCGGCCAGCGAGCTTTTAAGTGGGGCAATGGGGAGGTTACAGCGGGCTGTTGCAAGAGACCGTGAAGACGCCACACGGGCATATACTGCAGAGTCTGACTCTATCAGAGAACTCACCCAGTCCCGACTAGACGCTAATCAAATGGCACAGGCAGCCGCACAAGCGGGCGTGTCTGCAATACAGCAAGAAGTTCAGGGCCTTAACTCTGCGCTTAATTCGCTGAAAGGTGCTTTTGATCCGCTGCAAGAGGTTTTAAGACTTGACGCTTTTAAGACCTTGCGCAATTCATTAGCTTCAGGAGATATGACGGGGACCGGTGACGCTGCAAATGTGGTTTCTCAAATTAACGCCGCTGGCTTTGCATCGAAAGAAGATTACCAGCGGGCGCAAGGGCAAACCCTAAACCTGCTAGATCAAGTAAACAAAGCGGGAGAAGGTCAACTAACGGTAGCAGAGCAGGCGCTAAGGACGCTTGAAGCGCAGGCGCAAGTTATACAAGTGTCTAGTGATGCGCAGCTAGCGGTACTTAATAGAAATTATGAAGACGAAATGGCAAGGCTTGATAGCATCCTTGAGCGGTTCCAGTTGCAGATGGATACTTTGAACGGAATTGATA